TTCTCGTAGTCCACCGGTCTTTTGCTTCCAGCCGTTCCAACTTGGATCAACCGAATTTCCTCTTGGTTCAGGGCAATAAGGTCACAGGCACCGTGACTACCAGAGGATCTCATCACATAGTAGCCGGCAATCTCAAGTTCTTTCTTGGCCCTCAATTCCAGCGCGTAACCCCTTCGATAATTTGTCATCAGTTTCACCCCCCATATCAATAAACATAGGTCGGGCAGCGAACAGGAGAGCGGATCGGTAGATTGCGCGGTTCTTGAGCATTCCGAGTTCTTCGCTTAGACTCGCCACCTCTGCCTGAATCTCCATCGCCTCTTGGCGTGCCTTACTCGACAGCTCCTGGGCATCATAGTACGTCTTTTTGGCGGCCAACCACTCCGAGTCCTCGGAGACCAGATGCTCTATGACAATCTCCGCCCAGCCCGAGGTTTTAACTCCTTCTCGCGGATCGATGGCCGCCGCCTCCCAATTTGGATCCTGAGTGATCTCGTAGGTCTTTTTCTGGTAGAGCCGTGCAAGTCCCTCCTCTGACCTCGCGAATAACAGGTTGGCCCGTTCCAAGAGTGAACGGGCTTGGGCATCCCCAACTCTCTTCTTACTTAGAAGCATCAGAACTTCCTCTTGACGGGACTCGAAAGCTAAATTGATTCTGAATTGTTCGGCCGTCCCATCAGATGCTTTAGGTGATTCCGCTTTTTTCTCAATCTTGGTCATATAGTTTTAGTATCTCCTTTGCCCATACGATTTGATCTTCAACTCGCTGAGATGATGGATGACCTTTCATCCATAGTTCCAAATTCTCGGGGCGATTATCGGCCTTGATGCCATTCCGATGATGAACAACCTCATTTGGAAACAATAGTCTACCCAGGATGTTAGACATCACTAGTCTATGTTCTGGAACTCTACCATAACCGAGTGCCAGAGGATGACCCGGTTGATAGATCCAAATATAACCATCATGGCCTAGATGGCGCGATCCGATGTTGGCAATTAGTTTGGTGGCAGGATCTCCGTAATGCTTCCAACGAACATAATGCATCTGACAAAATCCCCTGCTGATAGCCAACCTCTTACAGTCGACCGCCGAACAAGTCTTTCCTTTGTTGGACTGAACAATCCTTTTTGGGACTCGGGGCAATGGATTTCCGTGACGATACCATCTGCTATAATGCATCGTACACCAGCCCCGAACATACGTATCTTCTTCGCAATTCTTAATCTTACATTTCATGCCTTAAACTCCTGCTTAAGCTTATTCAACCTAAGCAGGAGTTTAAAGCATTCCCATTCTTTTGTCAATGCTAGATATTCATGTGGAGTTACCGTCCCCGTCTCTTTATTGAGATGGATGATAACCAATTGTACTGGTTTCTTGTACTTATGCAATACGAGCCGTTCGTAGGCCGCCAACTGAATCCTGTGGTCTAAAAAGATGGCGGTCGCTGTTTTGAAGTCACAGAGAGTGGATTTGCCTCGCATTTTACAACGGAGATCTATCGTGCCGCCATAGCGATAATAAGCATGAGTGAGCTGTTCCTCCACGGCGATGGGGCTCATGTCATTCTCCTCATACCACCCCATAAATCCATCGAAGGCTAGAGTGGCTCTGTCAATCTGATCCTTAGAGAAGAATTGGAGATCTACCTTGGTGTCTGTCAGGAATGCCTGAATCATTGAATGCACTAGTGTACCAACAGTACCGGCCTCAGTCTTCAGCGCCTCGGGGTCTATTCCCTGGCGGATCATCTTGAGTTGCCAAGCCATCAGTGCCGGAAATTTCCACCCGAGATTAGCCAAGACTCCAGTAACGCTGGGCACCCTAGTCTTGCCGACATAGTATGCCTGATGCTCGCGGGTACGAGGGTTCACCTTGACGACCTCGCTGGTCAGACCCTCACTCATCTTCTTCCTTCGCTTGTACGGGCTCAGAGATCTTATCCAGTGCGGCGGCGAAGGGAGCAAAGGTCTCGAAGTTGCTGGCCTTGGCTCGCTCCACGAACGTGGTCATCTTTGACGTTTTCTTCCACGTCTTCCCAACCAGGATCTCCACCATGCCGCTCCCCTTCGATCGGCGGGCTACCTTCTGCGTGAAGCAGTCATAGATACTGGTAAGCTGGGGGGACACGCCGATGCCGGGAATGATCACGATGTTGGCCACTCGCCCCTCGTTACGTCCGCCCAATCGGAATTTCTCAACTTTGACTTTCGCCAAGAACGAGCCGTCGCTTAGAGTTTCGGCTCGCCGGATCCACATTTTGGCAATGACACCAAACTTGATGCCCTTCCCACCGGGGCTATACTTCCCTCCGAAGGCATCGAAGCTCTGGAGCATGTGGTTGACGATGAATACGACCTTCTCTTCTTTCACGAAGCCCAGCCATGGAACCCAGCGGCGGTTGAAACGGCCGAGTAACTGCGCCCGCCGGCCCATGAACGACTTTTCCTCGTCTTCTTCTCGCTCCATGACCGGCGTCACCAGAGCAGCACTATCCAGGATTACGGCCGACACCCCATCCTCAAGGAGCATGTCGGCACCATCTCGCATCATATCCCAATGCAGGCGCGGCGTGCCGTCTTCCTTTTCGTGATCCACGTAATAGATCTTCCCGTCAAAGCCGGCCTGAAGCATCGCACTCTTGATGTACTTCATCCTAGCGGCCACCTCAAGGTCTATTAGAGCAACGGTACCCTTCGGATCTATCGCGGCCGCCAGATAATAGGCAAGCGTACTCTTGCCTGTCTCTGCGTCACCATACAGCTCGTAACCACCTCGTAGAGGCAAACCCGGATCCTTGTCGTCACCTAATGCCCAATCAAATGACCATAAGCCAGTCCGCCGTCTTTTTAGCTCTGGCAACCTGCCTATTACTTCAATCGGCATTGGGTGGCCTCTCATCTGGGGGCGGGGGCTCCGGACGCAACTTTACCTGGAATAGGCTCTCCAATAAGTCCTTATCCTCTGGCATGTTTATGAAGCCGTTGGTCTTCTCCCAATCCTTGATGCGCTCGGGTAGAATACGGGCCAGAGCTTTGGCTACGATCGGTGCCAAGATGACCTCAGCCACCTTGTAACGAGTCCCGGCTGGAGAGCCTAAAGAGAATGCTATGCGGATCTCCAGCGGGTTTCCTAAGAAGTCGAGAGAGTTGGCGTAAGTGGCCCGCGGTTCATTCATGCTTAGCAGATCAAACATCATACGTCCACCTCCGGCTCCAACTCCTTCATCAGGGCCTCCATTCCGAGATATACTGGGATGCCGTGCTCCCGACAGAAGGCCACTTCTCGGTCGGCTCCCTCAGATTCGCCGGGCAGTCGCACTAAACACTCGCACTGCATAAGCCATGCCTCATCCAGACGCAGCCACTCCTCCCATGTATGAGTAGACATGAGGTTCCAGAAGTGAGTGAGCTGAGGCACGTAGGGAGCGTGTCCGAGACGGATTAGCCAATCGGAGCAACTGATCGCGTCCCGAATATTCTGCACCATCTCTCGACCAGAGGAGGTCATAGGGCCGGCAACGTAGATCCTCATCGTCTGAATATTCCGGCCGAATTGACTATCCGTTCTATGGCCTCGATTACTACCGGATCTGGTAAGTCCAGGTTTAACCTGCCCACATAAACGTAGGCTTTGTTACCCTTACGAGCCCTCAGAATACCGTCCTCTTCCATCATCAGCTTTAGGGCATCTTTGCCCCGCCGATATTCCCCACGCACATCTAACATTATAGAACGAAGTTCCTGTTTGTTGGGGGCACGTTCGATCTGTTTCCAATGCTCTTCAGTAAGTTGTCCCTCCTTAGACGCTTGCTTAAGGTACCATAGACCTGAAAACGGCTTAGTGGCCAGAAGTTCTAGCCGTTTGCGACTGTGCTGTGGCTCTACCATGACCCACTTCCATATCTCAATATTTCTTCTTACGGTTTCGGGGGCCTTTCCGAAACGAATTGCGGCATATTCAGTGAAGTCTTCGTCAGGATCCCAAATCTTGCTCAGCTCATATAATAGGTGTGCAAATGCGAATCCCGACGCTTGCTGATGACGGACTAGACTATCTCCTAGTTCCAGGGCTGAAGCAATAGTGCCGGTAACTACAGTTTGGCTAACTCTGTCAAAGATTTCAGCCAGTTCTAGATCAGTCAACCTTACTACCGCATCAAATGGATGGGCGGCTAACTCGTCCATTCGTCCCCCTCAATGATATGTTCATCACGAGCGATCATTATGGCATGAGCGAAGGTCGTCGCACCTAGCCGCTGCTTGATACGAACCCGATGCTGCTTGACTGTGTAGTAGCTAATGCCCAACTTCTGAGCTACCTCACGAGATGAGAGCCCATTAGCTAGGTGTTGTAGGACTTGGGTCTCTCTATGGGTAAGACGCATAAGACCTCTAATTCAAATGCTTCCAGTTGTAATGAAGGATTATATATCGGATTTGTCTATAGCTAATGCCATATTTGAGGCCCAATTTGGTAGGAGTATCTTTACTATCTCTGATTGCTCGAACGTCCCTTGCAGTCAATTTAGATCGCCCGTGTCGCTCGCCCATTGCCCTTCCTGGACGCTGAGATGCCAGTTTTAGAGATAAATCAATTTGTGATCTTCGTCGACTAAACATATAGGGATATAATGCCAGCATAAGGTCAATAGCACGATCACCGTAGACTCCAGTTCTCCATGATACCTTTTTGTGGGTTTTAGAAGTGGGTGGTCTATTATCATGATGCACATTGCCACCCATAACCTGGGCCGCCCAAGATACGACATCTTGATCTGTCATGGTCAGAGCTATACCCGGCGTACCCCTACAAAAAAAGTAACCCTCTCCCTCAAGAAGTTTTGCTAACTCGCGAAGCGCGATCTTATTCGGGCGCATTGGCTAACACCTCATAAACTACATTATAGCACACTGCTAGTCAATTTCACGCACTGCCTCGGCAAATCTTCTTATACCCAATCGGGTTTCTCCGAGCATACCGTCTGGCCCAGAACGAAATACGACCGCCGGATTCATCATAGCCAAGGAAATCTTCGGTAGTATATCAGACTTCACGAAGCAACCTGCTACTTGAGACACCGACTTCCCCAGCAGCGCCTCAGTCACGTCACTACCCATTAGCAGAATACCCTTCCTCCCCCCCAGCTCCTTAAGCATCTGAGTGTAGTGAAACGTGAACTCGGAACCATAAGCCTTCCGAGCTACTTCCCAGTTCGCCCGAGCCGTTACGGACTTCGGTGGCGTGGGCCGTGGTTTGACAGGCGGCTTATGTTGCCACAGGTTGGTGATCCGAATGTAGTCTCGGTTCAGCCCCGCCCTCGTTAGCTCCTCAGTTAGGACCTCGCCGGCCGCCCCGACCCACGGGCGCCCGGTCACGATCTCCTCTACTCCAGGGTACTCTCCGATGATCAACAGCTTTGCCGCCGTCGGTCCAGTAGGAAGCACTAACTGAAGATGATTGCAGATCGGGCAGACGGGTCGCACTATTGACGTTTCTTGGTCATATAACCAATAGAGTTGGTAGTTATTGGCATATGGGCCTCTCGTGCTCTAAATACAATTCGGCGTTTGTTTATCCGACCCACCGAGAGTCGGATAGGTATCCACAATAATAGACCCAGAACTAAGTATCTAATCACTTAGCTCCCCAGCTTACGCCGGTCGAGACCTTCACCTTCATTGGGAATCCTGGAACGGTCACTCTTCCGGACTCAATTCCGGACTCTTTGACCGCTTTCCGCCACGGGATTAACATCTCCGGAGGCAGATCAACTACGAGTTCATCATGAACGGCGAGCCCCACTAAGTAATCGTAGCCCTCTTGCGTACACCAGGCGTGGATCAAATTCTGCCAGAGCTTCGTCTGTTCGGACGCGGTGGTCTGTACGGGCGAGTTGATGGCATTCCGATCAACGCCCCCATAGAGTGCATAACGATTGACCCACACTCGGCGCCCCATCGTGGACTTCACGTAATCAAGAGCTCGGGCCGAGGCAATCTGCTTCTGGCTCCACTCCACCACCGCCGGGTATCGGCGGTTGCGTTTCTTGATACCAATACGTGCCTGTTCCTCGGAGATACCGGCGCGTCGAGCAAGGCCCCAAGCACTCTGTCCGTAGCTGAGTGCGAAGTTGGTTTCCTTGCCCTCATCTCGATTCTCCAGGCCGAAGTCTAGGGCGGCCTGAGCATGAAGATCTTTATTGGCTAGGATGTCCGCCCGCATCTGCTGGTCCCCAGACAGGTGGGCCAGGATCCGAACCTCCTGTTGTTCCTGGTCGGCAATAAGCAGGCGCCCGGTCTTCCCGTGCCGACTGATAAAGAGCGACCTGAAGACTGGGAGGTCTCGGGTCGGGATGTTCTGGAGATTGGGATTGGAGCAATTATGATGAAATACTCCGTGAGCAAGAAAACTGTGATCTTCCTCTACCATCAAATCCCAGACTCGTTCTTGACCGAGGTAAGTTATTTCTTCAACTCCCGTAAGATGAAACTTACTATCTCCTCCATATCTACATCCGATTGAAAGACTTTCCACCTCCACCTCCCCCCTCTCAACATCCTTGACCGTTCTTTGTCTCGTTTCTGAACTTGATCTAATTCGTGTATACTCCCATCTAGCCATACTAGCAATTTCTTTTCTGGAAATGCAAAGTCGGCCATGAAGTTCCTCCCAGGGACCCACAAAAATTCTCGGCAGTGGTGTATTCCGAGATCCAGTAATCGTTTTGATAACTGCATCTCTCTTCGATTGCGTCTCCAACATATAGGACCGCGTTTTTGGGGATCTATCTCTCTTCCCATAATAGGCCGCAAAGTCCAAAAAGCCCCCTCCAACTCCAGGAAAGCCCTGTAAAGTTCCATATAAAAACTTTCGTGACTCTTTGCGTACTCGTGCCCAGCATTGAGTATTTGGGGTCGAAAAACTGATATTTTCTCTATGGCTCCCCACTGCTCCGTGCTTATTTTTTTCATGCCGCGCGGAGACGGATTGGGCATTTTGTAGTATCGGATATTCTTCCTTATGGTCTGCGGCGCTATACCTAGTTTGCTCGCTATTGCCCATTCCGTTAGTCCCCGATCTATAAGATCGGCCAAGATCTCCCGATCTACAAATTTTGGATCTCGTCCTCTTCTCCTGTATCCCTCTGTAGCTTTGCGATAGCGCCCCGCTCGTATCTCTGAGACCTCTCTTGGAAAATCGTTCTTGGTTTGTTTCATGAGAGCCTGTACTGAGCGTCTTGAAAACGGCAACATCTTCTCTATCTTGGATAAATTGTGTACCCGATACATCTCCAGGAATTGATGAGAGGACGGCGTCTCCAACTTTGAGGGATCGAATTTCTCTCCATCCGTTAGGAGTATAGATTTTGTGGTCTTGGGTTGCTTTGAAACTCTCGCCATTAGATAACCTCACGCTATAGACTGATTGGATTCCTTGATCTATCTTAGCAAGGATCTGGCGTAGTCTATTTCTGTGAGTTATTATATTATGACTTCTGTTGCCTGTCAAGTCCAAATCTAATAATCGAAATATACCATTAGATGTATTCAGTATCGTATCTCCAGTAAGGCAACTCATGCGAGCCGTTTCAGTACCGTTATTCTTCCAGTCTGGATAAACGAATCCACCGGGTTCGACGTGTTGGTCCACCCAAGATTGTCCATAGGTCTCCGCCGCCTTTCGGAACTGCCGAGCCTTCAGGATCAGCTCGACAAACTTGGCCTCAGTGAGCCGCCCCGATCGCTTTAGAGTCCGAGTGAGTGGCTCCAGGGTCTCTTTGGCATTCGTGTCTTTGATCTCGAAGCCGATCATCTTCTCAACGGCCAGCTTCGTAACCTCGGAAGAGTAGACATTGAACCCGAGCTTGATCTGCAACCGCTCGCCCTCGTGCTGATGGAACTTGGCCAACTTGAGCCACCCGTCCACGTCGATACACACCTTGGGCATATCAAGAATAGACCAAATCATTGGTTCGTCAATCTCGAAGTAGTGACGCATCGAGATGCCGTCTTCCTCAATCCCAGCCTTCTGGAGCTTAGCTATTTGTAGCGTTACCTCGGCGTCCTTAGCGGCATATCGTTGCATCGGTAGCGTCATGCTAGTGCGCTCGCCGAACTCAGACACGATTGACTTTGGTAGTGGTTTCGCTAAATATCGGCGATGGAGATCTTCAAGAGCAAAGTGTCCGAACCAGCCCCCATATAGGCCCTGATCCACAAGCATACTGTCCCACACGACACGCTGCGGAATATTTCCTATTAGTGCTCTTAACTGTCGAAGATCATAGAGCGAGTTGTGAAGGGCCCATTCCCCCTTGTCGATCAGCTTGAGTGAGCGACGCAGATCAGGGATATCGTACACCTGATACGTTTCCCTACCATAGCTGATAGAGAGACAAGCGAACGTCCCATGCGGCCTATGTAGCCGCTCGACATCCTGGTTGTACATCTCTAGGTCTAACGAAACTAATTCTCCCTTGGCGGCTGGGCGAGGCAGACCTTTAATCATGGCCCGTCTGCTCTTTGTACTTCTTCCTCATGAACTTCTGAAACAGATTGTCCATGTGTTCCCGCTGACCCTCGGGTGTGAGCTCCAAGAGAACAAGTAGACCGTCACACCGAAAGCCGTACTTATCTCGATGCCGCCAACTTGCAGTCAGGCTGCGCTTGGGCAGTTCCACAATCGCACGGCAATGCGGTAGACCGCAGATGAATTTGGCGGTGAGCTCATTCTTCTTCCTTATCAGACGGCGAGTCGAGCTCCCGCGTGCTGAAGTCATTTCGCTTTGACCCCCTTGTCGGCATACCAACTAAGTTGGGTGCAGAGAACACCCTTTTCATTTCCCCGCTGCCGCAAACCTGACAGGTGCCGAGGGTGATAGCCCGTTCGTTGTCCAACCATTCTCTCTTACACGCGTCACAACGGTACTCGTACAATGTTCCCACCGCTTCCCCCTAAATTCGACCCGTTAAATCTTGCCACGCCTCACGCCCCACCGCATCCCCCCACCGTCCCCCATTCTCTTTCCAGAATACTCGTATAGCTCCTATCGCTGTGCGTTGTTTTGGCCCCTTAAATCTAGTCTTACCAATCAGAATATGTGCCGTACCCTCGATAACAGTTAATGGATTCGAATCCTCCACCATAAAGGATCTGCTCCAGACTTGCCCTGGATTGTAAAGTAGCACGATCATAGCTGCCGCTTGCTCCGCTCGGCCCGAGTATTTGATGTCCTCGATCGTCGGGATCTTCCCGTCCGTCCGACGGTACTGGGCCACCAGAATCACCGGAACTCTGAGCTTCTTGGCTAGAACCGCCAGCGTATTATACACCCGCCCCATGACTGGCTCGCTTTGTTCCTTAGTACCCACTAACATATCCGCGTAGTCAACACCGATGAAGTGGAGCTTGTGTTGGGCGGCAAGTTGGCTGGATACAGCGTACACCTCATCGACATCGTAGACATCATCGGAGAGGAGAATAAGCTTGCGGGTCTTCTTAGTCAGTCGCGTATCAATTTCGAGCATCCGATAAACGATTTGACCATTAGTCATTTCGAGAGTAAGTACAGCACAACGCTTACCAGCAGTGGCGGCACGAATAGCCAGTTCAATGAGAAAGCTGGTTTTACCGGTACCCGTGATCCCAGCCACGATGGTAAGGCCAGCAAAAGGGTAACCACCCACATGGTTATCAAGAGGAGGATAATATGATTTGACATAGATCATCGGCTCCGGTTCTACTTGATCGGCGGGAGTGAAGGTACGATGTCCATTCTGCATGACGGAGAGAGCGGACAAAGCCCTTGCTACATCTACATCGTCTCCTCGTTCCAGTTTATCCACGATGGGTCGAAGTGCTTGCCCTGCTCGTACTCGAACCGCCGACTTCTCGCAAGCCTCGATGTACTTGTATGGGTCGCCTTTAGCGGCGGCCCCTGCTTTTCTGGCAATGTCGAGGGCGTGGATTCCTATGGGATCAAGCAGATCGGACTCGCTGGCTCCCTCTGCCAACATCCTAAGCATGATATCGTAGGGCGCATCGAGAATAGAGGGATCAACCGATTCGGCACTGAGCTTAGCATCTAATACCAGACCCGCGACGACCTCGGAAATTCTTCGCCACTGCATCGGCTAAGCCCTCCGGTCCGCGTCGGACGAGGATGTCGTTACAGTCGTCCTCTTCGGCCTCATATTGAAGAAGACGTACCTGACCGCGCCAATCCAATCGGCCGGCGAGGTCAAAAGCATCTCGATCCTCGTGCCGATCAGGTATAACCACCACTTCTTGGTCCTCGTGATCCAACCACCTCGGATCGAAGCTTCCCTTACCTGCCGTAGGTGATGCAGCCGCAATTCCAGCAACAGCCATACTGATGGCGTCGAGGACTCCGAACACGATGTAGTGCATTTCGGCTTCATTCCACATCTCCCAATTTGGCACATACTGTAATGGTCCCTGACCCCTAGGTAGATCATATCTCATCCCGGTTTTAGAGGCCACGTGTGGATATGCTCGCCCGACCACGCCCACAACGTCATGGGTTCTGTCAGTCACGGGTACTATCAGCCAGCCTAAATCCCAACCTAGTCCAGCTACGCCAATGGCGGACTCCAACCGACGCTGCTCAGGATACCACTGGACATGTAGCTGGCTCACCATCGCTATGTGCGACCGCTCGACGTAGGCGGTCAACTTCTCCCCATCCCGATTCCATTTCGGCCGATCAAACCAAGAGGCCGAGCGGTCCGGGGCCACCAATACAACATGACTGGGACTCTCGGCCGCCGCCAATAAATCTCGGAGAGGTCCGTGAGCTTGGCACCCGAAACAGTAATAATGTTGGTCGGCGTATACCGCTAGGGACGGAGTGCGATCCTCATGAAACGGGCAAATGGTAAGAAGCGTCCCGCCTGAGAGACGACCACCCAGGCGGGATTTAATATCTTCTAGACTAACATCTGTTCTCAACTGTTAGACGCCCGCCGCAAATTCTCGGCGGCTCTTCTTGCTGCACTCCAGGGCTTAGATAGTTTAGCTCTAGTCTCTCCCGATCGGATACAACTACGTGCCTTTTGATTGCCAAGTTGCGCCTTAGACATTTTGACTCTAGTCTCAACGGATCGGATAGAACCGCGCGCGTTCTGATTGCCCACCATGGCCTTAGACATTTTATCTCTAGTCCCAACAGATCTGATAGAACCAAGTGCATTGCGCTTGCCCTTCATGGCTAGAGAATGTTTGGTTCTGGTCTCAACGGATTGAGTGATGCCCTTCTTCGACTCGCCCATATTATGACGAGATTCTAGTGTATGCTTTACTCCCAAACATGATCTGGCCGTAGGTGCGATGTTATACTCTGGATGTAGGTGATCAATCGCTTCTTGCTCCAACCACACCAAGTTCTCTATTGAACATTTGCCGACAATCCTGAACTCGAATGCTTCCTCACCGTACTTGTTCCAAGCCTGCTGGAGATAGCGACTGTGATGTTTATTCAAACGCAAACTACTCCAATGTACTCTTTTTCGCTTAATGAGATAGGCGGCGGAACCTACGTAGCACTTACCGTTGAGGGTGTTTACAATCTTGTAGATTCCGCCGTCCATTGTCAACCTCTTCTAGCGACCTTACGAGCTGTCTTCTTCGTCGCTCGTTTTCTTGGCGGCGTATCGGTTACGAGACCTTCTAGTTTATGTTCTAGCGCCTGAGGATAGCCATCCCTCACGATACCCATGAACTGATGCTTCGGGGCGATCGCCAAGAGTTTCTCCTCGACGTACTCCAGGATTTGAGCCTGGTCCTCGGACCACGGGATCGGCATGTTGGCTCGATCCCAGCCGGTCATGTCCAAGAAATTCTCCATGCGATCTCGTCTCTTGGGAGAGGCGGTGAACAGCTTGGCGTACTGAGTATCCTGCTTCTTGGAGAAGATGTACGGGAGCCAGTAAGTAAATTCATAGTCTGAGAACTGACCGGCCACGATCGACAGGATCGCGGTGAACCTCTCTTCTGCTGGTCGCTCGGGCCACTTCTGAACCTTGCCAGTCTCCGGGTTTTTCTTCTGACCGGCCGGCCGCAGCTTCATGTATGTGCCGATAGTCTGGTCGTCGCCGGATCTCGTGATGCCACCAAACTGCATCAGGAAAGTGCCGCCCGCTGGGCGGATCGAGTAGAGCTGGCTTTCGTCGGCGCTGAGGCTGAACCAAATGTTGGTCAGGCTCTTGCGTGGTACGTGTTCATCAACTTTGTCGGGGGCGATCTCGTAGGTGTTGCCATTCGCTGCGATGATCTTGACGCTCGTCTTATGGAAACGGACTTCACCCAGTCCCGAGGGTCCTCGTGTTACCTTCACCTCACTATCAAGTCCTGGCATTAGGTATCCTTTCGCTGATGGGGTGGGATAAGATCCAGATAGTACTAGAGATTTTCGCTAGAGTCAATCCCGCCAGCGGAGTTTGTTAGGTAGTACTTCAGCATCTATGGGCATGTTTTTACAAGAGATGTTCGGGGGAAAAGTGCAGATGTTGGCCCAGTAGTAGACCCAAGTTCCATCGGGCAACTGTCGCAAGAACAGAGTGGCGAAAAACTGGCGTGGCCCGTTGCTAGATTCGACGGAGGCCAATAAATCTTTTAGAGCAGTATCCATCGCCGGTCGACGAGCTGGGTCGATAAGCTCTGTTGGTCGGTTGTCAATAATGCTGATCAGCACAGTGTCTTCCGTAAGCGAGATGTCTGTGACATCGAACTTGCTGCCGGTAGAATCCTCAAATGCTTGAATCAGAGCTGACTCGGGATCCTGTTTGTTGAGGGCAGCGACGGCCAACGCTACCAATCCCAGAAGAAAAACTACTATAACTATGAGGCCCCATTCCTCCAACCATTTCTCCCACCATAGTTTAGTATCACTCATGTTATCCCCTGTATATTTTCTTGATCCACACCACGTCGTGTGACCAGAGTTTCTCCTGATCAAATATTATCCCTCGGCGAATGTGTTGTTGCCCTGTTGTGGGATACTTCTGACGAATGCGACCAACCAAGAGGTCTGCATCGTGCTTGGCCAATGGAAAGCCACGCCAGGTATGCTCCGGCAAGGCCTCAAGGGTATCCCAAACAACTCTCCAGTCTCGGTTCCTGAGCATGATCAATTATACTACCAATCCATATTTCGTTTCCCCGACTTTCACGACTTTCGCTACTTGTAAGTTCGATGTTTCACAATGTGTTCAATCGCCGACTCTGATACCGCATACTCGACGGCCAACTTCTTATGGGTGATATTACTGTGAGACTTCCTGTGGCGGATCTCTCTGACCTGCCTGTTCGTTAGCTTGCGTTGGACGGCCGCCACACCCGGAGTTCCAGTGTATCTGGTAGGAAGCGATCCATTTAGGTACTGATGGCGTCGACAAAAGTTGTTGCGGCGGGTCAGGGCATTCTTCACGCAGATCACTGGGCCGCCGGGCAAGTCGTCGTGGCCCATACACAGGCCGGCCTGAGTCTTCTTACCTGCGCCGGCGGCCACATAACGATTGTTTTCCACCACCCACGCCCGAACCTCGGCGCTTAGATCACTCAGCTTAGTAGGAGCGTCTGGGACTTTGAGTCTCCCCACCACGGTGAAATAGGAATTCCGATGAGGCTTGTGCGCGATAGGCATCAGTCTTCGTCCTCTTTAGTGAAGATACTTTTGTCTCGGATGGAATCCGGCTCGCCACCTCTACCCCAACGAAGTTGAGGCCGAGCGGGACCCACATCCATGGGTACTTGGGTTCCGAATGGCCCCGCCAATCCATCCGTATCCCCCCAGAACATATCGCTGCTGATTAAAGAGATTATCAGTGGGGTGTTTGAGTCCGCGAACTTACCGGTTGGATCAAAGGTTAGCGCCATTGATCTATCAGCCCCTGAACTATAGAATGGTCGCCCACAACTTGGGCTATTAGATCATCCTTCTGAAAAAGTCTCAAGAGGATATATTCATCAATTGTACCTTTGGCTTCAAGAGCCCAAAGCGAAACAGATGAACGCTGTCCTAGACGATGCAGCCGACCTACTGCCTGTTCCACGTCCGCTGGGCGCCAAGGTAACTCAACCATTAGCATATCGCTGATCTCAACACCACCAATACCAAAGAGATCTATACCTACCCCTCCGGCATCGGAGATGAGCATGATTCTGTGATTATCCTCTGATTGAAAGGAAGTTGCGTACCGATCCCTATCTGCCGCCTTGGTATCGCCAGTTATTCTGACCACGCCCCAAGATGTTAGACCATCTGCTATTGCAGATACTACATCTCTATGATGACAATAAATTACGAGCTTGCGGGAGGGGGGTTGCGAATCTAGAAAGTCGGTCGCCCATTCAATCGCGACCTGCGTCTTGGCTTTTCCTACTGCGAGTCTTAGGTAGCCCATTCGATCAAGCACCGAGATCCAGTATCCTTTAGACGACGAGGAGAGCGCCAAAATTGCCTCTTGTACATTCTTCTCTATCTTCTTGTATTCCCCGAGATTGACGTGGGCGGGCACAGGCGAAACCAACAGTTCCGGTAACTCTGATAAGACCTCGGCCTTGATTCGACGGATGCTCGTCGTCTTCAGTCGGTCAGCTAGTTCTGGTAGGTGAGTAGCGCCGGTGAAAGTTGTGTACTGAGTACGGCCTCCGCAGTACCGATCACCATAGCCCGTCCCACCCCAAAGCTCGGGCCAGTCTCGTGGACGCACGATGTGCAACCATGAGTACATCTCAATAGGGCGATCATTCAAAAGCGGTGTCCCCGTCAGTCCGATAATGTGGGGGACCCCCTCAGCTAGCTTCTCGGCGGCCTTAGTACGGAGGGCTTTGTAGTTCTTGATGTAATGGACCTCGTCGAAGATGATGAGGTCGAAGCCAACCGTCGCCAGCTCGTCAACACGCCGCCGCATGATGTCGTAGCTGCAAATAGTGAAGTCAGAGAGCGCGCTCTGTGTCCGTACTGCGACAAGTACTTGGGCGGACCATTTACTAGACCAAGGAAATCGCTGCCTTGGATCCAAAATCTCCCGTTCCCACTTGTAGATTACGTTGGCCGGCGCCACCACCAAAACTCGGGATCCCCTAGCGTACTGCCAGATAGCACCGAGCGCCTCAATAGTCTTCCCCAGGCCGACATCATCAGCCACCACGGCCCGTTGATCAAGAGCCCCAACGAACGTAATGGCAGATTGCTGATACGGACGTACCCACGGCATTCGCTTCTGATCCCAAGCTCCGCCCTCTCGTTCCCACTCTAGCAAGAAGTAGTAGCGTTCAGACAACTTCTCGATTCCCTTTTCAATGAAGATCTCCGAGTGATTAGTCAAAGCCTTGATTAGCGAGGCCGCATGAAATGGGGAGGCCGGCAGTTCCCAGTGTGCCTCTGGTCGTTGAACGAATTTGGCGTCGGCCAATGATTGGATCAGTCGGAGCATTTCACGCCATGGCTTTGGGTCCAGAGAATCCGAATCCCACTCCACAACAATCTTGTCCTCTACAATAATTGCCGTGCCTTTCATTAGAAACTTTCGGGGCTGACCACACCCGGCCAGCCCCATTTGGAGGAGGAGAAGAAACTACCGCCCGAACCCCGGCGGGATGGACGATAGGGGTGTGCTGATATCACCCGGCGATTTCCGGGTCGTAGTCTGCTTCCGCGATATCGAAACCCCAGGCCAGCCCTTGTCTGACGCGAGCTATCTCTGGGGGCACCGGTAGATAGATTATCTTACCGGTAGTGAAGCTGTCCGTCTGGATCTCTTTCCACAACGTGCGTAGGCCCGGCTTGCGACCCTGCCACAGCCGATCATTGGGACGCTTGTCATAGCGAGAGTTGGGCGTCTCTACTTTGGTCAGCTTCCACATCAAGCGGTCCACTCGCTCGACGATCTTGAGACTCGTCCATACAACACTGAGGTAGCGACCGAGAACCTCTGCTAGCCGCCACCCCAAGTAGAGCGGCCACCAAATAGCGATGGCCTCGTTTGGGGCCTCCCCTCGTGCGTCTGGTCGGATCCACCTCAACACGTACCACGCGGCGAAGCACGATCCCGCGTAGATTGTGAACAACATGAAGGTCAGAGGCATGGATGCTACTACTACCGTTACTCAGACCGCCAAGACTCACGCGCAACAGTCGGCGCCACGTAGGTCCGCTGTAGCCGGACCAGGTACGCACCCTTGTCGGTCTTCATGGTGTCGTGCTCACCAGTTGGCTCCCCCGCCTCGGTGAGGTGCTTCAGCTCGATCGGCTCGTCGGCCACGATCACAACCTCGCCGCCGAACAGACCTTCCAGCACGTCCACATCCTCGACCACGTGCTGATGGCCGGTGATCTCGCCTAGCGCCAGCACCAACTTATCTCGGTGCTTGCGGATGACGCCGCGGCCCTTGAGTTCATCGGCCGTCGGTGTCTGGATCGGGATCAGTAGTACGTCGCCCTGCTGAATCATCTTTCGTCGACTGGTCTTCTTGCCCATTACAATTGCCTCCTGAACGAGGCGGCGGACGTTGCTCCGCGGCAACCGGCCTCCTAACAGGCTGTTGTACAACATATCTAGATTGAACATCCGATCTCCTCTATTGTGTGAACTGTGAACGGGGGCCGGCATGCTGACTGAGGGGGGCAGCCAAGCAACTTTGGGTACCTTACAAACCGGCCCCTATTCTGCTCTGTTTATACGTGACTTTGCTCGGTTTGTCAATAGTACCATTATTTCGGGCGGCGGAAAGTATAGTGCCAAAGGACTATAGACAGAACCAAAAATGTGATATTATCCCTCCCCGGAGAGGAGGGGTAGGGGAGGTGAGGTCAAGAAGGGGATGAAATCCCCTTCGAGATTGGGTGGGCACTGCTATCGGAACCTGACGGTAGATTAAAGTCAAAGTCAAAATCTAGAACCAAGTCTAGAAGGGTGCGAGTTGGTGGTCATCTTCATCGACGGATCTGTAACCGGTAATCCCGGCGGTGTGGTTGGGTATGGTTGGGATTGTCCTGAGACCGGTGAGTCGTCATTCGGTGCCGCTTTTCAAGGAGGGGACGGTGCTACTAACAATACAGCCGAGTGGGTAGCGGCAGTGGCCGCATTGATTTTTGTACTCGGTAAGGACCGCAGGGAGGTTATAGGTACGGTGACTATCAAGTCTGACTCCGAACTCTTAGTCAACCAACTCAATGGCGAGTGGAGAGTGAAGCACTCCAATCTCAAGCCCCTCGCGGCTATTGCTAACATGATGATTGAAGAACTTGGACATCATGGGGTTGGAGTAACTGCTGAATGGATACCTCGTGAGGAGAATAGAGTAGCCGATGATCTCAGCCGCCGGGCGATTAAACATCAATTGAAAGAGCGGCGAGCAATGACTCTTCGGGAGGCTAGGGATGGCTGACATCTATAAGGGCATCCTCGACAAGAAGGGTAAGCCAATCCGCCTTATGGAGATCATGGTTCTGTATAAGCTCCTCCACCGGCAGTTCGGGAAGGCCAGTTGTGAACGCGTGGCAGACCAACTTACCACGATGGGCTATAAGTCCAAGCTTGGCGGAGATGTAAACCGTCATCAGATATTCCGAGCACTTATGCGTACAGAAGTAGGTCCGGATCTCTTGGCCACTACGGCCGAAAGGGTTGGTAAATGATTCCTGATCGAACGATTCCTGGTGGTTTGCCGATTGGTGCCGCAGACAACACCATAGACGAGGCGGTACGGAAAGTGAGGTTGCCTGGGACCAACTGGGTTGAGATGCCGCCGGAAGAGGGTCTGCCCAAGTTCGCACTTCACGTCTTTGGTATGCCTAATACAGCTAGCCGAGCATGGAGAATCGGGGGCGAGGCACCCTGTTTGATTACTATCCGCGGCGACAACAAAGTAGAACTTCAAGAGATGGCTAACGCGTACTCGGCAGTCGGTATTTGGATCGACGATGAGTTGTGGCCCCCACATCAGATACACCACTTCTGGCTTCAAAGCCTGTACAAGGGCAGCGAGTTCATTGAAACCGACGAAGCCTGAGCTTGAATTCTTGCGGCATTGGATCCGCGAGTTCTACGGCGGTCGGTGTATCCGATGTCAGAGATCCACGCGCATCGTACATGAGCTGATCCCTCGTAGTCAGCGGCCCGCCGATTGGTGGGAAGTGAGCAACTTGATTTGTCTCTGTCAAGAATGTCACACGTGGGCTCACGATACCCCATCCGATATTGTGTTGCCCATTCTCTTGCGATGTCAGCACGCCGCGATGGAGGGCCGG